GCTAAACAAGTAGCGAACGGACTGGATTACTTTTGGTCACAGAATGAGTTGTGTTATGATGCTAACCTGAAGGTTGTCCGAAGTGATCGACCTCGTGTCCGTCCGCCTACTTGGTTTTGTTACATGAACGAAAACGAAAGAGAACGACTGACAAAAGAAGTAAAGTGAACGCAATCGAAGCCGAGATGAAGAGGTGGGGACGAGCGACGTACCGCCAGTTCCAACAGTTCTATAAAGAAAGTGATCGTGGTTCTGAGATGGACAGCAGTAAGCGTATCCTTGGTAAGCTTGCACCACAACTAGCACAACCGATTGAAGACTTCTTTAACCGATTTGCTGGTGATGATAGTCCATCTATGCCGTTGTGGTTGTGTTATATAGCAGACTTTCATCCACAAATGGTGGCACACATCGGGTTAAAGGTTTTACTTGACCGTATGTACGCACCCGACCGATTCTTTACAGCACTAGCACGAGAGATAGGTGGTGCGTTTGAAGAAATAGCACGACAACGTGTTGCTGAACAGACCGTACCAAAGAATAAGATGTGGGGGATAAAGGGCACGAAGAGTAAACGATCCAAGATGCAACGATTTTACACGGTTGAAAAGAATAACAGACGATTTACGTGTTGGGAAAGACGGCACAAACTAGCGTTAGGTTCGTGGTTGTTGAATGAAATCAAGACACACACGGGCATCATTGACTTTCGTATCGAACGGTTTGGAAAGAGACAACGAAAGGACGTGGTACTGACTCCTGACTTTACTGACTGGGTAAGACGATACGACAAGTGGAAAGAGATGCTTGATCCGATGCGTATGGCGTTGCCAAACAAACCGAGAGACTGGGTAGATTATTACAACGGTGGGTACGAGACGTTCAACGATCCGTTTGTAATGAACAGACCAAGCAAAGCCAACTACGATTTCTTTTCGATCAATACTATTTATACTGCTTGCAACAATGTGCAACGAGTACCTTGGCGGATCAACAAGAAGATACTGGACGTGGCTCAGAAGTGTTGGGAGTTGGAACGAGTGTTCGACTTTCATGAAGTACCGATGCAACCGTACCTTGAGAATGGCAACGAACGACCTGAAGAACTGAGACAATGGAAGTTCAAACAAGACAAGATACGTCGCATGAACGAGTCGAACCGTAGCAAAAGGCTACAACACGCCAAGGTCATGCACCTAGCTAAGAAGTACAGCGAGTGGGATGAGGTATACTTTCCTGCTCGTATTGATTATCGTGGTCGTGTTTATTATATGCCCGCTTACCTGCACCCACAAGGCTCTGATCTAGCTAGAGCTTTGTTGCAATTCGCTGATGGTCAACAGGTTATGGATGAAGAGGACGCTGAACGGCTACTGGTTCACGGAGCTAACGCTTGGGGTATAAAGGGTTCGTTGATGGAGCGAGTAGCGTGGGTAGGCTCACATAAGAACGATATACTAGAGTGTGCTACTGATCCGATGACGAACGACTGGTGGATGGAAGCGAGTGAACCGTTTGGTTTTCTTGCGTTTTGTCTTGAGTATCAACAGTTTACGAAAGAAGGATACGGTTACGTGTCACACTTTCCTGTACGTATGGATTGTAGTAACAACGGTATGCAGATATTACACCTTTTATTACGGGATACACGTCACGCCAAGCACTGCAACCTAGTACCTGACCAACCACCGGGTGATATGTACCAATACATTGCTGACCTTGTGTACGAACGGTTGAAGGAGCAGTCAAAGGAGAGTTATATAGCATCCGAATGGTTCAAGTACGGAGTGACACGAGCTATGGCTAAGGTAGCAGTCATGAACAAACCATACGGTCAATCTTTCTATCAAGTCATGTCACGGTTTCTTACTATCATAGGAGACAACCATCCGTTTCAAGTCGGTGAGGACATAGACGCGATCAACTACCTGACCGAGCAATTCAATACGGTAGCACGAGAGGAACTGGAGAGTGTTGTCCGTATCCAACAGTTCTTACGTGGCTGTGCCAATGCAATAGGTAATCGGGTGTTTGAATGGACGACACCATCAGGCTTCAAGATCATTCAAGGGTTGACTAAGAGTAAGAAATCAAAAGTAAGAACTATCACGGGAAGTATTACTACGTGGTTAGACTTTGATTTAGAAACAGATGAGATCGATCCGAAAGCACAACGACGTAGTGTCACTGCTAACTTTATCCACGGTATAGATGCAGCTGTTGTCCATCGTTTAGCATACGACATGAAGTTTGATATGGGCTTTGTTCACGATTGCTTTATATGCCACGCAGCCAACGCCCGAAAGGTACACCAAGACGTACGAAAAACTTACAAAAATTTCTTTTCAATTGACTTACTAGCCGAGTTCAGATGTGAGTTATTGAATCAACATCCGACAGCTAAACTGCCCGAACTGCCTGAACTTGGGACGCTTGACGTCTCGCAAATAGATCGAGCCATGTATCTGCTGTCATAACACCGATAAATAAACAATGAGTATACAAGCAAGAAAGAAACACGATGTAATAAAAGTAAAAGGTACAGCTAAATACTGTCACCTGAACGAACCCAACAAACGGTTTGAGCCTGAGTTTGGTACGTACAGTTGTGATTTGGTTGTAGATAAAGACCAAGCAGAGATGTTGAAGAGCACAATACGTCCGTTGTATGAAGAGGAGTTGAAGACTGTGCAAGAGCAGAACGCTGGTAAGAAGATTGAACAAAAAGAGTTCCCAATCAAAGAAGAGGACGGTGCTTTTGTTGTTAAGTCTAAATTAAAAGCTGGAGGCAGACGCAAAGACGGTAGTGTTTACAGTTTATCAATTGCTTTGTTTGATTCCAAAGGTCAACCGTTACCCGAAGATGTTAAAGTATGGGGTGGTAGTAAAGTAAACATGGCATTTCGTCCGAGGTTTTGGTACACACCGATGGCAGGGTTTGGTGTATCGTTCGAGCTGCAAGCTGTTCAAGTAATAGAACTACAGAACGGTGGAGTAAGTGGTGTGGCAGCTGATGCATTCGGATTTACTACTGAAGAAGAAGGATACGTTAATGGCGGTGAAAACCTAGACACTACATTCGATGCGGAACAAACGGACGAAACCGAAGTCACAGCGAACTTCTAATAATCGTTATCGTTCTGGATTTGAATCGAAATTAGCACACCAACTGAAACGTAGTGGCGTTGAGTTCAAGTACGAGACGTTAACTATTGAATATCAGAAGGTTAGCACATACACTCCCGACTTCATACTACCCAACGGCATCATCATAGAAGCCAAGGGAGTATGGACGGTGGAGGACAGGACAAAGCACTTGTTAGTACGCGAGCAACACCCACACTTAGATATACGCTTGGTGTTTCAACGAGCGAGTAACAAGATTAACAAGAAGTCCAAGACAACGTATGGAATGTGGTGTGAAAAGAAGGGAATTAAATATGCAGATAAAGTTATACCGAAGTCATGGCTTTCACAAAAACGCATGAACCATGCTCAAAGTGTGGGAGTAGTGACGCTCTCTCCACCAACGATGACGGAAGCACCTATTGTTTCAGTTGCAACAGTTATAGTGGAGGACGAGGAAAAGCAATGAGTGAACCAGCACCGAGAGAGTTTCTTACTGGCGAACCCAAAGCAATACCACGACGCAACCTGACGCAAGAGACGTGTCGTAAGTGGGGCTACTGGGTTGGTCGTTTGAATGGTGAAGACGTTCAGATAGCGAACTATAAGACACGAGACGGCAAGCCTGTCGCTCAGAAGATACGATATGCCAACAAGAACTTCAGTGTTCGTGGTGAGTTGATCGGATTATACGGTCAGCACCTGTGGAAAGAGGGAGGTCGTCGTGTTGTTGTAGTTGAAGGAGAGATCGATGCGTTGAGTGCGTCGCAAGCTATGGATAATAGATGGCCAGTGGTCAGCGTACCGAACGGAGCAAGTGCTGCAAAGAAACACGTGGCACAAGCTATCGACTGGTTGGAACGGTTCGAGAAGGTGGTGTTCTGCTTTGATATGGATGATGTCGGACGCAAGGGAGCAGCTGAATGTGCAGCACTCCTGACTCCCGGCAAAGCACACATCGCAGAGCTACCACTGAAAGACCCGTCTGATATGTTGACAGGTGGCAAGTCGAAAGAGTTAGTCAGTTGTCTTTATGAAGCAAGAGAGTACAGACCTGACGGAATCGTAAACGGTAAGGACTTGTGGGAGTTGGTGAGTAATACTGAGGAACACAAAGCTGTGCCGTACCCATACTATAGTTTAAACGAGTTAACCCACGGCATGAGACTAGGAGAATTAGTTACGGTATGCGCGGGTAGTGGAATAGGAAAGTCTCTGTTCTGTCGTGAGGTTGCTCATCACCTGCTAGGTCTTGGCGAGACGGTAGGTTATATAGCACTGGAGGAATCCGTCAGGCGTACAGCTCTTGGAATCATGGGCATCCATCTGAACAAACCATTACACCTAGAAGACGAACAACTAGACACGGAAGCGTTACGTCCTGCGTTTGAAGAGACAGTAGGGAACGGAAAGTTCTACACCTACGATCACTTCGGAAGTATGGACAGTGACAACTTGCTGGGTAAGATACGTTATCTGATAAAAGGATTCGATTGTAAATGGATATTCCTAGATCACCTAAGCATTGTTATCAGTGGTATTGCAGGAGATGACGAACGACGATTGATTGATAACACGATGACCAAACTGCGTAGTCTTGTTGAAGAGACCGGGTGTGGCATGGTGTTGGTCAGTCACTTGAAGCGAGTGGATAGTGGTCACGAAGAAGGAGGACGAGTAAGTCTACACCATCTACGTGGGTCACAGGCTATAGCACAGCTAAGTGATATGGTAATCGGTTTGGAACGGAATCAACAAGCTGAGACAACAAGCAATGAGACCCGTGTTCGTGTGTTAAAGAATAGATTTAGCGGACAGACAGGACATTGCACCACACTTAATTACGACACAGAAACCGGACGATACACAGAGGACAAGAACGTCTTCGAAGATACAAC